TGACGTGATTGTCACTAAAAATGGTGATGGAATGGATACTACATATACAGTAACTCCATGTCCTAAAGCACCATTAAACAAGGAAGCAGAGAAGATGTTCAAGTCTTTTAAAGAGACATATGAACCTGAGAAAGTGTTTGATGTTACACCTACTGCTGAAGATGAAGAAGAGCTGCCGTTTTAATGCCTTCTAAAGCATCACGTAAAGGCTACCAAGGTGAAGTTGAGGTCGTTGAGTTGCTCCGCGACCTCGGCTTCATTGCCGAACGATCATGGGGCAGTGATGGTCGTAGCTTTGGAGAGAAGAGCGATATAGATGTTAAGGCTACCAAAGGTGACCTTACAATTTTAGTGCAGGTAAAGCGCAGAAAAAAGATTGCAGATTTTTTATCATTTAGGAATGCAGATGTAGTTATGGTTCGACAGGATCGTAAGCCTTGGCTATGGATCGTAAAGCATGAATGGATGAAGAACTTATTTAAAAGCGGAATCGTAGAAACCCATAACCAAGAAAATGGCGTGTCTAAAGATCGTGATAGTCGTGATTCCGCTTCACTTTAACCAGGAGAGAGAATGCCACATCCAATGAAACCAAGTCCACGCGCAGCTTTAGTAGAGACAGTAGGTGATGCGATAGAGAAAGTGTTAAGAAAAACATTAGCTAATGAAGATCAACGTATGGATATAGCGTTAGAAGTATGTGATGAGGTGTTAAGAAACATAGATAACAAAACAAAAAAAAGAGAGGCAGTATGAGTTTATTTACAAACATAGAAGAAGTAGAAGAGCAAGAGTTTTGCTGGAATGCGTATCAGCAAGAAGTAATCGAAAAATATAAAAAGAAATATATTTCTTTAGAAAGTGCATTGGTTGCGATGGATGCAGAAGTTGCAAGCTTGCAAGTTACCATAGATAGTTTACGAGATCTTATTGACTGGGAGAGCGAATGATATACGAAGAATATAATAAGTTCAGAGAGGACATGTTTGCGGAAGCCTCACAGATTAGTGATAACAAGTCTATTGAGTACACCATTAGTAATGAAGATAAATTTTATAATTTTAAGCATGTTGCGGAACGGCTTGGAATTACTGCAAAGCAGGCACTAATGGTATATGTCTTAAAACATGTCGATGCGATATGCAACGATGCAAAAACAGGTAAAACACACAGCGATGAAACCACATACCAAAGATGTTTAGACGTAGTTAATTATATGGTTTTGTATGCTGCAATGGAAAAGGAACATCCACATGCAAATAATACTAAACAAAATGGAATTAAGACTGGCGAAAGCATTAGCGAAAGCAAAAATGGATCAGAACCAAGTCAATGGAATGATCTCCAGCGGACCACGTAGTTTAGAAATAGATCTACGCGGTGTTAGCGGTGAATTAGCCGTCTGTAAGAAATATAACACCTATCCCGACATGGTGATAGGTCCTCATTATAGCGGTTACGATTTAATATATAATAACTTGAGAGTGGATGTAAAGACCACAAAGTTTACCAGTGGCTACCTGCAAGCCAAATTGAAAAAGAAACATACAGATTGTGACGTATTTATATTAGTGCGTGATGAATCTCCTACATTTGTACTGGAAGGATGGATACCATCCATAGATTTTTTAACGCAGGATAATATTATGGATCTTGGCTATGGTGATAAGTTTACGTTACAGGCAGACCAGTTAAGACCTATGGAGGCGTTAGATCAATATGCATAGTATGATGAAAGGTCGTATAGGCGAATTGGCAATACGCCAAGATCTGTTATCTCAGGGATATAATATCTATCTACCAGAAGTGGATGTTACGCAGGTAGATATGATTGTAGAAACAAAAATCTTTGCAATAAAAAGAGTGCAAATTAAGTGTGTGACGAAGTTACGTAGAGGTACAGCAATTGAAGTGGATACTACAAAGTATAAAGATACCAATAGAGTAGATGTGGTTGCAATATACTATGAGCCAAAGAATATAATTGCCTATGTACCATACGAAAATACTCATGCAATTAGTTTAGCATTGAGTACAGGCAAAAACAATCAAACAAAAGGCAGGAAGTGGTTCTATTCATACGAATACTTTCCTGAGTTTAGCTAATGAGTGACTTAAAAATAAAATATGCAGGCAGTATTGATTATGATGATGAGAATGGTGAGTGGAGTGATGATATTATCTGGGGAAGTAATTATAAAGAGTTTATTGAAGATATGAAAGCACATATGAAAAAACGCAAGAATAGCAGTGTATTCTTCGCAGCAAAGTATGTGAATGACAGAGAGCGTGACATAACATCGCAGGTAAAGGCTGATTGCAATGGATGATTACTTTATAAAGCCTAGCACTGTTGATAATGAGGTGTTAAGGAAAGGTAAAAAGAATTTAGATGCTACGCTTGCCGATAAGTATATTTACTTTTGTACTGGTTGCAACACTTGTTGGGAAGTGACAAAAACAAAATGGCAAAAGCGTATTGAGTATTATGATAATTTTCCATCATATAAAAAGAAAAGAAAAGTTTGTCAAAGATGTACACCTGACAAAAATGTGGAGCTAAAGGATGAATCCTAGGTTGGCCCTGGTTGACACAGCCATGTCAGGTGTGCGTATGCTTGATTTATTTAGTGGGATTGGTGGATTTCATAAAGGATTTGCGCAGGCAGGTTACAAATTTGACTGGGTAGGCTTTAGCGAAATAGATAAGTACGCAAGCGCAGTATATAAACATAGATTTAAAGAAGCGGAGGAGCTAGGTGACATTACAACTATTCAACCAGAACGAGATTTACCAGATTACATTGACATCCTTTGTGGCGGATTTCCGTGCCAAGCATTCAGTTTGGCTGGAAAACGAAAAGGCTTCGATGACACCAGAGGTACTTTATTTTTTGAAATCGCAAGGATTCTCAGACATTACAGAGACGTTGGAAAGCCAATCTCTTGTTTTGTACTCGAAAATGTTAAAGGCCTTCTTTCTCACGACAATGGACGAACATTTGCTACAGTCTACCGAGTTCTTAATAACCTTGGGTATACCATTGAGTTCCAGTTACTTAATACTCGCTGGTGGTTACCCCAAAATAGAGAGCGGATATACATTGTCGGATATATTGGAGACGGAAGTGGATCAAAAGTATTTCCTATCGGAGAAGATGGTAAAAGGCATAATGAAAAGCGATTTCCGGGAAAGGCAACCACAGAACGTAAATGGGATTTGCTCAACACTAAAGATTGGCGGAGACGTTCCGTGCTTCGAGGATCAGAAAAAATAGAATATACACCTTGTATAAGAGCAGAACATCATAATACATCTGATGTGCATTTTTTAACACCGTCGTATCAAGTCAAAGAAGCCACGAAGAAAGGCTACGCAGAAGCAGAGGTAGGTGATGCGATTAATTTAGAAAGACCTACAAGTACGACAAGGCGTGGTAGAGTTACAAAAGGATATGCACAGAGTTTAGAAACAATACAACATCAACATACAATTCAACCAGTATTAACACCAACCCAGCAAGATCAACATGGGGTGATGATTCGAGGTGGATTGCAAAAAAATGCATCTTTAATGAAAAATTGCTCTACTGCTTTAACTGAAGCAATGGGAAAAGGTGGTGGGCATGTACCAATTGTTTCTTCTATACGAAGACTCACACCAAAAGAATGTGAACGATTGCAAGGTTTTCCAGACAATTGGACAAGTAAAGGTGTCATAGATGGTAAAGTAGTCGATATGAGCGATACACAGAGATATAAGCAATGCGGTAACGCAGTTACAGTAGATGTTGTGCAGGCAGTTGCAGAAAGAATTTGCCCACTCATTAATAAAATTATGTCAAATTAAGTTAATAGGTCATGGTGACCAGGTGGGCAAAGATTTAATAAATAGGAGTCGAAATGATAATGTTTAATATAGCGGAATGGATTGCAAATCTGTTGGTGTTAGGTCTAGGACTGTTTTTCTGGATGTTAGCACTTGCAGTATGCTACTTAATCATAGATGAAATAACACGTAAAATAAGGAGAGAATATGAGTAGAACAAAGCTACATGGTCAAAACTACATACTGAAGGACGGCAAACGTGCCGCCAGTGTAACTACGATCATCAATAATCAGCTTGGGTGGAATAAGAACACGCTGATAGCATGGGCAAAAAGAATAACAGCGCAGGGCGATGATGCGGATGAGGTAATGCGTGAGGCAGGACACATAGGTACGCTATGTCATTTGATGATTCAAGGTTATTTGGATGGATTTGATGTGGATACACGTGATTATTCACCAAACCAGGAAGAGCAGGCACTAAAAGCATTTATGGGATTTCGTAATTGGTTTGATAAAGCGAATTTTAAAGCACTAAAAAATGAATTTGCATTAGTGAACGAAGAGTTGCGTGCAGGTGGTACAGTCGATTGCATTGGTAAGATTGATGATGATTTAGTGTTAGTGGACTGGAAGACCAGTAAAGGTGGACCATATCCAGAAATGATGGTGCAGTTAGGTGCATACACAATGATGTTTGAAGCTGCGCAACCAAAAGCAAAGATTGCTTATGGTGTTATTATGCGGTTTGGTAAAGAAGATGGAAAGTTTCATAAGCATGTCATTAGCCGTGACAAGCTAGACGTTGGTGCGCAGGTATTCAGGCATTGTTGTGCGCTGTATTCTTTGCGTAGGCAACTGTGATCACGCCAAATGATGTCTTCTCTAAAATAACAAACAATGGTACACGCGCTTACTGCCCTAAGTGCGATGATAAAGCGGAACGTATCCAAGGTACAATACAGATTAATGCAGACTATGCATTCTGTCACAAGTGCCTTGGTCATTGGGATTTTCTTGGAGAGACAGATCGAACCCCGAAGGTGGAATATAAGCTTGAGAACACCACGCCAAAAGTTGCCAGTAAAGAAGTAGAGAAGAGTGGCTACGCAGATGCGCGCGAAAAATTTATAGCACATTGGGATTTGGTGGTAAAGGAATTAGAGTTGCCCTGGAATAAAAGATGCCTTGATATGCCTATCGGAATACGAAGAGATGATAAAAAGAACGCACAATTAGTATTCCAGATTAGAGATAATCATGTTAAATATCATAAAGGAGCGCAGTTCGGTGATGCAAAGTGTAAGGTGTTTGAGACTCCGCATCTCTCCAATGAATACCTGCTCATCTGCGAAGGTGAGAAAGATGTCATCACCGCTTACTGCAATGGCGTACCTGCGCTGACGTTTACGTCTGGTGCGGGTGCGCTGCCTGCTGAAGTAACCTTGCCGTCTCAATATAATAAGGTATATATTGTGTACGATAACGATGAAAAAGGCGAGGAAGGCGCAAAAAAACTAGCTAAACGGCTTTTTGACACTGGTGTTGAATTGCATATTATGCAGTGGGTTGATAAGGCGGACCGCTACGATATTACGGACTGGTTCAGTGATGGGCATACGATGGATGAATTGATTGGATCGTGTGTTCGCTTTGGGGATAAGCCTGAAGATCTCGGTGGAATGCGCAGGTTTAGTCCTAGCGAGTTTGCGAAGACATTTCATAAGATGCCAGAACCAATCATTGAGAACCTATTGTTTGAGAAGGACCTAATGGGATTGGCAGGTGGTACGAATGTTGGGAAGTCGGTGATGAGTATGCAGTTGTCGGCGTGTCTTGCGATGGGAGTGCCGTTTATGAATTTTCGTATCCCAAAGCCACGGAAGGTAATGCATGTGCAGTTTGAGTTGAAAGATGAGAGCTTTCGTGTGCTGATTGAGAGAACCGCAGGTCATGTATTGGAGCAGTATCCAGTAGAGGCGAAGTTGTTTGAAGAGAACTGTAGCATCTTAAGTAGTGGGCAGATTGATGTGTTCACGGACAAATGGGATCAGATCGATAGCAACCTAACCTTTGAGCCTCGTGATGTCTTGGTGGTGGACAATCTCTACACTAGTACCAATAAGAATGTGAGCAAGAACCAGGATGTGATGGACTTGCTGCGTAAGATGGTGAACTTGAAGAACAAGCATAATGTGGCTATTGTTATTGTGAGTCATCATAAGAAGCTTGGAGAGGCGAGTCCTTTGGATGTGAGCCATATGTTAGGTGGTAGCGCATACACAAATCATTTGGATGGGATTGTGCAGTTGGCAAGTAGTAATCGGATGCCTGGATTAAAGGTGATGAAGATTACGAAGGTGCGCAGTCAGAACGATCTGCATGGTGTGCCAGTTGGGATCAAGTTGCATAATGTGACGGATGGATCATTGTACTTTGAGTACATGAAGCCACTTCCAAAAAATGAGATGTTTTGGTACACAGATCCAGTGGAGTCGATAGAAGAAAAAGTATTGAAAGCAGTTGTGACAGATGGTCATAATTTTAGTAGCAATGCGTTTGCTTCTGCGCTGGAATCGGTGGCTGGGATCAATAGTAATACAGGTATCTATAATTGGCTAGAAAGAATGGAAAATCAAGGATTAATTATAAAGGTTTCTCGCGGAAACTATAGGAAACTTGAGAGTGAATTAGATGGATTCCAGGATTAGTCGTTGTGCTGAGAAGAGGAATAAGAGGAATAAGAGGAATAAGTTATTCCTTTTGTTGTTTTGGAAGAGGAAAAAAAAACGTGCTTGTATATATATGAGAGAGAGTTATTCTTCTTATTCTTCTTATTCCTTATCCTAGGACCATTGGTGATTTACGCTGAAAAATGTCCATTATCGGAGAAAAAGGATAAATCCTGCGAATGGGCATTAATGGCTAGTGATGGACTGCGCTGTAGCATGGTGATTGAGTGGTATGAAGACACACGAGTTTGCAATTTAGATCGATGCTGGATTGGAATGTGGAGTCGTGACAAGTTGGCGTGGCGGAACAGAATGCTGAAGAAAAAAAAATAACCACGCCAGTATAATATAATAACCCTGGGCATATAATATAATAAGCACCAAATAGTGCCAAAAAGCGCGTAAAAATGCGCAAAAAATGACCAAAAAATAAATCGAAATAAAAATTTCATATAATTTATATTATGTATAATAGGATTAAAAATACAAGTTATGAGATGTAAAAAAGCATGTAAATATCTAACGTTATTTAGTCAATGTTTTGAATTATGATAGTATTTAAACGGCGTTTAATGTGTGAAGTTGTATATTGTTTTATAGGCTTTAATTTAGGCTTTAAAGCTCGTTAAATTCTTTTACTTGGTTCATGTTAGGTAAAAAAAAAGCCGTATTTCTACGGCTCTTTTTAGCTTTGTTTATGGTGTGTTAATTGTCCATTGAATACACGAAAATTAACGCAACTATGAAATAAATTACAATTTCGTACATAGGCGCACTAATACAATAAAGATCCATAAAACAAAAAATAGGTCCATTAATTGAAACATTTTACTCATTCATTATCTCCATTTTTTATATGCTTTGCAATTTTTGTTATAAGCTTGTTCAAATCATCATCAAATTCATTTTTATAATCATAAACATCTAAAGTGCTTTTAATATGCTCAATAGCTCTTTTTATATATTTTTTTTCGAGCTGCTTTTTTGGAATATTCAACCAAGTATCCAACAGTGTTTCATTAGATTTTAAAATACTAAAAATTTCATTTATATCATGAGTTACAAATAAACATTCAAAATCATATTTTATTTTTACGTCTTCATCATAGTGACTTTGAAACGCAATTGAATGATGAGTAAATTCATCATTTTTTTCATTATTAACATTAGAGTTAGCAAAATAAATATTAATTTCTCGTAATTCATTTGTACTCATTTTAGTATATGATGGACACAAGTCTTGAGTCCAACTAGAATTATAAAACCCAAATAATTTTAAAATTTTATGATTAATATCATAATTATTAATATACTCTTTACATTTAATCCAAAATGGATTGATCATTGATTACCTCTCTTTTTTTATTTTATTATATTTAATTGCCTTATTAATTAATTTTAATGCTCCATACTGACAATCTAATAAGTCATTAAAATAGTTATATTCCTCGTTATCATCTGAATCAAGAATACATTCGTTAATGCCTTCAATCTCATATTCTAAGTGTGTTTTAATTAGCTTTAAAGCCCAATCACCTAGACCAACTATTGTATCAAATTCAATTGGTAACTCAAAATAAGATCTAAGATCGATTAAGCTATCTATATGAGTTGTTAAAGCCACTTCTACTGCATTTCTTTCGTGTTTATTCATTTATTGCCTCTCTTTTTTAATGGTATTTATAAGAAATATTATCAATTGATTTGTCCCAACATAAACGGCAATCATTGCACTTATTATTATGTTGATAGCTTTTACATTCAATACCAATTACTTTAGTTTCTTTATGAACTGAACTAGTTTGAACGCCTTTAACTGGAATAGCTTTCGTGTCTATCATGTGCGCACTAAAACGAATTGTAAGGTTACCAGGTAACAAATTATTTTTTAAATAATCTTTTACTATTTTGTACTCACGAGTAGGTAACCAATGTTTAACATTTGGAGTTAACTTACAAACTTCTACAATCTTTTTTAAATGTTCTAAGCTTTGCAAATCTCCGCTATCATGCCACCTAAAATAATCTTTATCTTTTTTATTACCTTGATTATTAATTAGATATGCCACGGCTTCGCTCCATAGTTCATTGTTTATATTATGCGCTTTATTACTCGCTTGCATTTTTTGTGGTAGTTTGTAACGTGCGTAATTACCTTTTAAAGCATAGCAACCAAAACAAACACTACCTTTGATATTTACAAGCTTAGACCCCGTTATACAATCCAATGCGCTTAGATTAATGCTATATGATGGCATTTTACTTGTATCTGATAAATTACCGCCTATTATTTTAATTGCTTCTTTTTTAGTCATTTATTTACCTCTCTTTTTTTAAACGTATGGATGCGCCATAGGCTAATTGTGTTGTAAAATCATCAGTCATTAAAAAAACCTTATTATTTTTAGAATCCCAAACTGCGCAATTTATTTTAATACCTATCTTATTAAAATAGTGTTGCGCCTGGTCTTCAATAGTATTTAAGGTATAATTCCAGTTTAAAGTAACTGATTTATAATAATTACTAGTTGCACTAGTTGCGCGTAAATCTATTATTTTAACACGTGTTCCGCGGTGGTTGGTTGCGCCTAAACCTTTGATTTCAAATGCTCGTAAGTATTTCATTTATTACCTCTCTTTTTTATAATTGTTTAAAGTTGTTTTTAATTGCTAGGCTATGAACTTTATTACATAATGTAAAAAACTCATTAGAACTTATTTTATAGTTTATATTATGTTTTCTAATTGCTTTTAATAAATACATATTAGTGTCTATATATTCATGTGTAGCGCATAAATTATTATTTATATAATATTGAGTAGCATTTTTTTTATTAATCAATTCAATTTCATAACTAAATAAATCATGTGAAACTAATTGAATAAATGTATTTGTTATATCTTTTATCATTTATTACCTCTCTCTTTAGTTGTTGCGCTCTCTCACGGCGCATTTAAATTTAGTTTATATATATATGTGTGTCAACACCTAACTAGATAAAATTTATCACACCAAACAAAATTAAAAAGAAATCACACGAACCCAAAAAAAAGTCAATGTTTTAAATTCTTTTTTATGCCAAAAAAACTAAGTTCAACAATATCTAGATTTATAGTCATAAATAATTGCGCATAATATCTATTATGTATAATAGGAATGGATACACCAAGGCAAAACCCGATTTGCGCCACTTACCGCGTCTTAAATTTTTTCTATTCGTTTTTGTCAACACCACATGCGTAAATTAAGATATGGAAGAAGTTTGGTCTAACTTAACAGACGAAAATACTGACAAATGGTTGCATGCTATTGATCGCGCAGATCGCTATCACCTGCACATGTTAGTCTTCCGTAGTGGCATGGTTGAACCTAACCTGCGCCACCTTCAACTTGCTGCGCACACGTTTTATGATTTAATGTCTCCACAGGAACTGCGTGTCTTCAAGAAACGCACATTAGGTCATACGTTTGTAGATATTGCAGTGGAGATGGAGATCACAGAATCCAGCGTTAAGGAATACTGGCGCAGAACATTAAAGAAAATCGGTGATGTCATCGAAAAAGCTAATAGCGATGAAGAAAAAGAAAGTAGATCCAGATAAAGTACGAATGCTCGCATCATTTGGGTGCAAGTACATGGACATAGGCAAATACTTCGAGGTTAGTGAAGCATACATACGCAAAGACTTCAAAGATCAGTATGAAGCAGGTCGTGAAGACATGAAGTTCAAACTGCGTAGAGCAATGTGGACATCTGCGATGGAGAATAATTCCATTAGTATGCAGATATTCATGGCGAAGAACTACCTAGGTATGAGTGACAAGACTGCCGTTGACATGACTACAAACCTACAATCCGTACTCCAAGAGTGTGGTTTCGAGGAGAACCCAGTTGATAAAGCAAATAATGAACAAACAAAAGCTATGGAGGATCTTGGGATACAACCCGACTCCACAGCAGTTGGACGTTCATAACAGCAAAAAGAGGTTTCGTGTCTGCCTAATGGGGAGACGCTCTGGAAAAAGTTTTATGGCAGCGCATGAGATACTGCCCTGGTTACTAACACCGAATACTCGTGGTTGGATCGTAGGTCCGAACTATGCGCTTGCAAACAAGATTGCTCGTGAGGTTAAGCGAGTGGTAATGACACAATTGCGTTTACCTTTAGAATCCAAGAAGGAGATTTCAGGTGACTTATATTATATGAAGTTAGCTGGACTTAATTCTGAGTTATCTGTGAAGTCAGCAGAGAACCAGGAGTCCTTGATTGGTGAAGGTTGCGATTACCTAGTGATAGATGAAGCTGCATTGATACCAAGGAATGTATTTGAGATGTATTTAAGACCTACGTTGGCAGATAGACAAGGATGGGCATTATTTTGCTCCACGCCTCGTGGGTTTAACTACCTGCACAAACTCTACGACTTTGGGAAAAGAGAAGAGCATCCAGATTGGGAGTCTTGGAGATTTCCTAGTACATTATCACCATATTTCAAAGATGACCACGAAGAATTAAAGCGCACCTTAACAAAAGAAACATACTTACAGGAGATTCTCTGCGAATTTCAATCTTATAGTGGAAAAGTATATCCATTAAACAGAGATACGCAAATCAGAGCAGACGTAAAGTACGATCCATCTAAACCAGTATATGTTGGCCTAGATTTTGGCTATCGCCATGCACATGCAAATATCGTTCAAATCCACAACCGCGAGAAGAATTTTGCTGATATACATCAGATAGATGAGGTGAACCTACAAAACACACGCACAGAAGAGTTTGCGCAGAAGCTAAACTCGCTAGGATATGAATACACTGGCATATGGGGTGACCCAGCAGGAAGTGGCACAAATTTGCAGTCAGGAATTAGTGATTTGCAGGTGTTTGCCAATAATGGTCTACGAGTCAGCATAAAGCGTGATGCAGTGACGAGAAATGTAGTTTCTGGAGTATCGCACGTACGCAGATGGTTTGAAGATGCCAATGGTGAGCCACATTTCTTTATTAATCCTAAATGCAAGAAAAGTATTGAATCCTACGAGAATTATCACTACCCAGAGCATCGAGAAGACCAAACACTGCGCCATGAACCAAAGAAAGATGGTAAGTTTGATCATGCGTGCGATGCACTTAGATTTTTATTAACTAATTTATTTCCAATGAAAAACCGACACGCTGGTGTCATCGATTTCTTTTAAAGGTAGACTATGCTAACAATATCCGATCAATCAGAAGGCGCACTACTAGGCGCACTGCAAGAGCAGTTAAAATACATCGAAGACGAGCGTACTCGTGAACGTGATTACTTAATGGACTTCTATGAAGGCATTAATATTGATCATTATGTGAGTGAGTTTTTTGGAGCAGAGACACTGCGCCAAGCCGTTACGCCTCAGAATAACTTAACGAGGCGTGTTTGTTCTTTACGTGCGATGACCTACAAACGTCCACCACGTATGCGTACAAGCGATGAGTATATGGACTTCATTGATAAACATAGTTTAAATGCGCAACGCAGGATGTTGGAGCGACTTACATTTTTATTAGGTAATATGGCCTTTCGTAGTAAGTGGAATGAAATAGATCAGAAAGTAGAATATGAGATTCTATCTCATTTCACTCCATTGTTTTTAGCTGGTGATTCAAGAGATAAGCCATTTGGCGTTATGTACCCAATCGAGAATCAAGGCAACGCACGAGTATCAGAGTCCGTACATGCTGTTTGGACTGAAGAGCGTTATGGTGTTCCAGGAAGGCACTTTTTAGTAGATGAAGAAGGCAAGGTTATTAGCATGAATGAATCGGATATTAATCCGTATGGAATCTTGCCAGTTACCTTTTGCCACAGGTATCCGCCTATGCGTGATTATCATGTAGGCAACGCAATGGACGTAGCGCAAACGGATCTTGCGGTAAATGTTGCATTATTAGAATTAAACCTAGCAATTAGATATGGTTGCCTTGGTATTAAATACATTAGTGGTGTGGATGATCCATCACGTATTAGTATTGGAACAGATAAAATTTTATATTTGCCAGAGCAGGCAAACTTTGGTGTGACTTCCAGTGGTGGTAATCTCAATCAGATTATCGATTCGACACGATTTTTAGTGGAGACTACACTAAATAACAACCATATACGTGCAAAATACGCACGTGATGACTCAGGAAACGCACCAAGTGCTGCAAGTCTTAGCATTGTAGAGATGGAAAACATGGATGAGCGTTCTGCCATGACAGAGGATACTTGGAGACCCTGGGAACACAAAAGATTTGAAGTAGATAGTCGTATTATTCAGGTAGAGGCAAATCGCAACGTAGGAACAGAATATAGTGTTGACTTCCTCGAACCAAACTACGCATTAACACCTGAAGCAGAAATTATGCTTTGGGATTGGCGTTTCTCACGTAATTTAGCAACACCTATGGATTGGTTTCAATATCATAACCCAGATGCCTCACCAGAGGACTTAGCTCGCTTTGAAGAACAGCAAGTAGAAGCAGATAAGCCAGAACCAACACAAAATCGTTTATTAAACATTTTAGCATCCAATGGCAACGATAGACCAAGCGATTAATAGTTATGAAAGCAATATTGAAAGCGCACTGGATGGATTTCAATCAGATATTGAAGGATTGGAAGAAGAAGGTTTATCAACAGCAGAGATCCTGGGTATTATCGCTGCGATTGACTTTACGTCCTATTTTATTGAGGAGTTACGTTTCTCTACCTCGATTAACACCTTTATGGCTACAACGGAAACTATTCTTAGTGATTTGCCGATGTTTGGGGTTACGTCCGAAGTACAACTCGTGGCTCTCCAGAATCTACAAAGACAAGGCATTGAAGGCGTGACACGTTCCGTAGCAAATACAATGCAGAATGCAATGGTTTCAGGTCTTTCTAGTGGATTGAAAGGTGACCAGCTCAAAAACGCAATTCGAGCATCCATTAAAACGAATGTACCACGTGTAGAAAACGTAATTGGTACTATGCTTGGTGATTATAGAAGATCCGTAGTATCCGTTATGGCAATGGACCTACCAGAAGATACATTATATGAGTATGTTGGACCAGATGATGAAAAGAATCGTCCTGTATGCAGAACATTTTTAGCAAACGATCCATTTACACGTGAAGAGATACGCGCAGTCAAGTCAGATGGCTTTGAACATGGTGGCGGAGCGCGTTGCAGACACTACTGGAATCCTATCAATGTTTAATCTACCAGACATGTTAAAGTTTCGTAATGCGGATGTCAAAGAGATGGCAAAGAATGCTGTTGACAATCATAAAAATCAGATTGCTAGTGGTAAAGGATTTGATAATAGTCCATTCAAAGACTATTCCGATAGTTATGCAAAGCGTAAGAAAGGTGGGCAGAAACAGCCTGTTACGTTAAAAGATACTGGCAAGATGTTAAAAGCATTTCAAGTGCAACGCACTTTAGTAAAAAAGAATCAAGAAATACAATTTTTATATGGTATTAAAAAAAATAAGCAAGGAACAAAACTTTTCAATCACAATGAAGGTGAAGGTAAGATGAAAAAGCGTTCCATTGCAGACAATCAAGAATTAGGCGATGAAGTGGAAGAAGGCATCGTCAAAGACTTCGCCAATATTATTGGCAAGAACCTATCACGTATGAGCAAGACACACGTTAAAGTAAACATATAGGAGGACAGAATGTCCGAAGAACAAACAATAGTTGCACAGCCAGTGCCTGAAGCTACAGTTGATCCTGTAGTACCAGAACAACAAACAGAACAGAACCAACCACTCGAAGTTGGGAATCTGATAGCGGAAAGTAAGAAATATCGTGGTCGCGCACAAATTGCCGAGCAAGAGCTTTCTAAAATTCGCAAAGAAGTCGAGGAAACACGTATTTCACAACTAGAGGAACAGGAGCAATGGAAGTCTCTTGCCGAGGAGCGTGCTGCAAAGCTTGCTGAACTCGAACCTATTGTGACTGCTGCACAAGAACAGGAAGCTGATCTGCGCGCAGATCTTCTTAGTGAGATACCAGAAGAAGAGCATGAAACATTTGGTGCATTACCACTAAATGCGCTTCGTGCTGTTGTAAATAAGTTAAAAACTCAACGCGTTGCGGTTTCCAATGCTCCATCTGCGCCTATGAATGATAATAATGTTCAATTGAGCAAGATTAAAGATTCAGATAGACGTATGAATTGGAGTAATATATTGGAATCGTATAAACGCAAAAGCTAAAGGAAAGAAATAATGGCTAACGGAAACGTAACATTAACCACGGCGGCAAAATTCATCCCTGAATTATGGCGAGATGCTATACTAGATTATGCAGAACGTAAGTTTGAACTGCGTAACCAGGTGATGGATTTTTCTTCTGAATTACCATCTGGAGATACATTACATATCCCAAAGGTAACAGAGGAAACTGCTGCTGCAAAAGACGCAGGAACTGCGGTAACATACACAAACAACACAGATAGTGAAGTCACTATTAGTGTTGATCAACATCATTATGAAGCGAAACGGATCGATGATATAGTCCGCGTTCAGGAGTCAGCAAACCTATTTGGTGCATATGCTCAGTCTATGGGTTATGCGCTTGCAAAGAAGGTTGAAAACTACTTGGCAGTAGACGTACTTCAATCTGCAACTGGAAATGATGTAAGTTTGTCAACTGATAATA